ATACTAACATAAAGTATGTTTGCAAACTTGGGTCTGGAATATATCGTAAAGGATTGTATCTTACATCCATTACTCGTCTCCAACCATTGACTAAAGACATAACTGTCCTTCTGAATAAACTCGGCTTTTTAATTGTTGGTTCTACCATTTCTTACTCCTACTCAATATGATGTCTGATGTATTGTCTTATTACATGCATACCGTATGATGCCCATGTAATAACTACTAAACTCCAAAACAATATTTCTATCATTACTAATAATACTTGGTTTTGTTATTGAAGTCAAGCACTAATTTACCCATTTTCAGTAAACAGTTGATCAAACATTGTGCCTGCATTAACTGCCCTTTTACCTGAAAATCCCTGTGATCCTGATTGAATTTGCATCCATAGCCTACTGTGTTGATCAATCAAGTCTAATGATTTTTGTCTATCTTTAAGTGCAAAGATTTCATCAACAACGTCTCTAAATCTTACACTATCAAATGTTTCATTCATTAACATTGCGGGGACACACCCTGAGTCATATTGTCTGTTTGCTTCTTGTACTGCAAACATATGCTGATAGACATTGTGTGCCTGTAGCAATGTATAACTGAGTGTGTCCCAACTCGTTTTAGTTTCTTTCCCATGCTTGTTTAAGAAACCATGACCACGATAACAAAGGTCCTTCATAACCATTGCGTTAGTGACAGGAGAGTCTGCAAACGTTTCATGTATGCCCTCTGCTATTACGGCGTCACTAAACTTACGCATGTCTGTATCAAAGTCTTTGTTTTCCGCAGTCTTCTCCATAGAGTATGTCCACTTTGTATTGTGTTCCATGTTAGAGTTAAAGTATGCTAACCCTTTAGCCGCACCAAAGAAAGGACTCGCACAATCAAACGTAATCTGTAAGTTTGGATTGTGATACTTTCTTACTGCTTTCTGAATGTCAGAGAACAGGACAGCATATTCTAAGATAGATGTACCTAAGCAATGAATAAGATCATGCTTTCCGGGTTCCAACAGTCCATCATGTATAATACCAACGATTCTTTTTAAGGTAAGATGTATATCGATTTTGTTTTGACCACCGAATGCCCAACCATTGAAATGATTATTTGGGTACTTATTCGGATCGCAATACATCTTCATTTCCTCATACCAGTTATCTGACTGAGTATGATTCAACCCCTGCAAGACATTTAAGAACTTGCAGTTACCATTACGATTGTGTATAAAGTAATCGTTGTTGATATGCGTTGCCAGTGCGGCTTCCTCTATGGTTTTTATACCGTGCTTGTCAAACAGATGTTGATTTTGCACAGTTTGCGAGGGTATGTCTAAACACATGCCGTAGTCCATATACGTGTCCATCCACGTCAGAACTTTTATACGTTGTTCAAGTGCTTTAGGACAATTCGGATTTTTCCAGTCAGCAGGCCATTGACCTTTCATAATCTGGAAACCACCTGAGTCGCCTAGCATAAACGTACCCTCTTCTCTATCACGTATGATAGATTCAGCGGGGATTGTTTTAGTTACATCCAAGTCTGCATGGCCAGCAGAATACAATCCCCACTTATATGTGAACAAACCTTCTTTAGAGTTTAAGAAATTCAGACGTTCTACGTCTCCGTTGAACCCTGCTGGGATACGTTCTTGAGGGAAATAATCCTCAGTTGTCGTATCACGTTGCTTACCTAAGCCTGTAATAAAAAAACTACTGACTGCGGGTAAGAACAGTGCCCAATCCGGCTTATGCTCTTTAGAAAGATCGATTTGTTCTGCCATATTCTCGTTATTCATAAAAAGTTACTTGATCAAACAATATAATATCATTTACAAAATGATTTTTTATCGTTCTCATATACCTAGGATTATTTTTAATTTGAAAATTAATTGTATTCCTAAGTGTGTTGTGTGTTTCTCTGTCTGATGTATTATATGCAAAATCTCTTATAATTACATCATTTATGGGTGAATGTAATTCTTCTTTTGCAAACCGTTTTATCGTATCTTCAAAATTCTTATCTAATTTAAAGAATACACAATCTTTTGTATCTAAGCCATGTAAGTAGTCAACTTGAGAACACGTATGTCTGTCAAATTTTGCGACACCAAATATAAAATCTAACGTTTCTCTGTTTTGTAAGTTCCATCCTACCTCATGTCCTTTTTCTATAAACTTAGTGTGGTTAACTAAGAATTCTACAATACCAGAACACCAACGTTCTACTGGATCTCGCAAAACAACCATATATTTTTTAGGGGTACGATGCTTATCAACATCATTGTAATTCCATGTAGTATTAACCCACTTTAACTGTGCAACAAATTCTGACATGAACGTTGATGCTACTTTGCCGATAGGGATATATGAATAATTAGTCCCCATAATATCTTGGCATTGACCTTGACGCCTAACAATTCGTTGGGTATTGTTTCCCCTTGTCCAAAACTCAGGTTCTTCCCAGTGTGAATTGCTACGTTGAATTATCAATTACTTGGCTTGTGCAGGCAATAGATATTCGTAAACTGTGTAACCGCTGTCTACAGTAATTTGTGCCGCCCCTTGATCAGAGATACGCACAGTCTTGTCACCTGGCAAATCCATAATAGACAAGAATACTTTAACAGGCCACATCCATGCTCTTGTAAGTTCTCCTGTTACAGTAGGTTGAAACACAAAGTTACCTGAGTGAGTTGAAGGATCACCAAAGAAGATTTTAAGATCACCATCTTCTGTTTTAGTAGTAAAGTTCAATTCTTCAGAGTTTGCTTGTGCCTGCATTTTCAAACGCATGATACCTGCAACTGTCGGTTCAAATTCTACGTCCCAGTTTGCACCTTTGAAAGTAACATTTCTTACTTTTTCTTCAATGATTGCTTGTGACATCAAACGATAGTCGTTAACAAAGTCTCCTTGCTTAGTTGCAAAGTGAATCGCACTAGGAACTTCATTGCCATCTTTGTTTGCTTTAGTCATGTCGATTGTAGAACTATCATCATTGTAGACATCAAAGCCTAAAATAGTTTTTAGTTTAGTTAGATTCGGCATACCAAACGTTCCGATAAAATCTGCAACTGGCGTTTTAGTTTTGCCAGTCACAATAACAGATTTATCTTCTGCGATTGCATGAATTTCAGTTTCTGTATCAGTTCCCACGATCTTTACTAGATCAATGATGCCTAGACTATGCGTGTAACCGATGATGTCTAATAAATTATCTTTCATTTATACTCCTCGTAATGTATTTAGGTAGATATACTGTGTATTATATCTGGATTTATTGTGTAATGCAAGTACTTTGGTCATTGCGTTTACCCGAAACTAAACAACTCATCAAACGTTGAATTAGTGTCTGTGTTTGCTCGTAAGTCCCACTTAAGAACTCCTAGCAAGTTGCTGATCTTTTCGTCTACGAGTGTAGACTCCATCAGATTGTCATCGAATGGCAAGTCTTTGAACCATTCAGGAAGTCTGAGTTGATCGGTTGGATATGCAATACTAGTATAACCCATTGCATTAGACTTTAGTTTGCATACAACAACTTTAAAGCCATCCATGATCTCCATTGAGTAGTTATCTCCATGTACACGTTTGAGTGTGTTCCAGTTCATTGCCGCTCTGACATGTCCCGGCATGTTTGCTCTACCAGTTTTAGAATTCTTTTCAAGCATTGTATAAGAAGTCAGTTTGTTCACACCTTTAGGGGAACCTTTTGTCCATGAATCCTGTTGACCTAATGATATCTTAAACTCTTTAATCTTTTCGATGATTTCATCACGTTGTTTACCTGATAGTGTCATTTCTAAAACTTCCATTAAGAAGTCTTGTACATATGCAGGAGTATCTGCTCTCTTTAAATCTAAGCCCATTGCTTTAACTTTCATTGCACCGTCTATGTCAGTACGTTTGTTCTCTGCATCATAGATATTGATTGCATATCTTTTCTTAGTAATGAATAAGCCTCTGTCACCGCAGACTTCTCTACCACCTTTGATAATCATACCTTTTTCACGTGGACAGTGAAATGCTTTCTCCATAAAGCCCGGGAACGATACGTTACATTGATCAGACATGCTTTCATATAAGTCGATAAACGTTTGCTTCTTGTCTTGTAATGACATGTCTGAGGGCAAGTCTTGTTGTAGCATAGGCCATGCACTAAAGTAACAAGAGTCAGTATCACCATAGATCATTGAGTCGCCTGTATGATCATATACACCAGTCATTATCTCATTGACAAAGGCTGACATATGTTTAGTGATAGAACGACCTGTGAGTGTTGTACTCTGTCCTATACGTTTATCATAAAAACGACAATGCTCATTCAAAAGTGCACCATATGCTGAGTTAAGTAGAATCTTACGAACTAACTGTCTCTTGTCCCAGTAATCTATATCTGTCTTTGTAGTAGACTCTCTGAGTTTCTTCTGCATCACTTTACGATCAGAATACCATTTAGATAACAATCCAGGAATCACTCCCTCTTGATCGGATCTAAAGATTGTACCGTTCGCACTAAGAATGTAAGGATTGTTAGAATCATAAATCATCTTCCATGCTTGTGCGGCACTCATTTCTTCTTCTCTGCCATCTTCATAATCAATTGTTAGCATTGTGCCACGTTCCTGATTCTGAATAGCAGTATATTCTAGTGAACTAAACAGTCCCTCCCATAAGACGGGACCTTCTACTGGAGCATCACCTTCTTTATATCTAGGCTTTTTCTTTGCTAGTTCAAGACCTTTCTCTTCCATATACTGATTAGTTAGAGTCTGTCTGACTTGTCCTACAATAGTCTCTGGAGCCATGTTCAATGCACGAATCGTTGACGGATATAGTGAGTTGATATCGATAGAGCCTATCCACTCATGTAACCCTTTCTTAGGATTCATCACATAAGCACCTGCCGCTTGACCTTCACTTATTGTATTGAGATTTGATCTTATCTTGTTGGGTACGACCATACCACGTTCATGTGCCTCATTCATCACAGCCATTTCAATCATAGCAACTGAGCCCATGACAGTTGGAAGCAATACAGTATTCTCATGTGCTAGTTGATTAGCAAGTTCTAAGAACTGTAACTTATCATCTAGTTTCTTAAGTAGCATTGTATCCTGTCTGTTGTATTCGATGAACTTTTTAAAGTCTTTGTTATACAACTGATCAAGTGAACCTTCGTATTCAGTCTTCTTTTCACCAACTTCCATTTCACCAATCGCATCTAGTTTATAACTATGACGAGATTCGTAGTTGTACTTTTTATAGAGTTGTAGATAGTCTAAGTGAATACGACCAACTAAGTCAAACGTTTCTTCTTCTTTACCAAATCGTTCATACTTACGTTTCTTAGGATACTGCCCAAGCAAACAAAATCTACGTGTATCATCTTTCGACATCACACGTGTAACACGATTCACCATATACGGAATATCATAACCCTCTGAGTTCCAGCCCGATAACACATCAGCATCTTCAATTAGTGAGAAGAATGCATCAAACAATTCTTTCTCTGTTCTAAACAACATTGTATCAGGGAACTCTGCAATTGCTTCTTGTGCAGTCTCATACGTCATATGCTTAGGGGGAACTGCAAGACATACTAACTGATCAAGCCAGTCTAAGTATAGACTAACAGCAGTTACGGGATTAAAAGGATCACTTGGAGGAGAGAATCCTCTTGCAGGATCAAAGTCTACTTCAATATCAAAGAAACACGTATGCAGTTTAGGGGCATCAACCTTCAGATAGTTTTCACTAAGACATCTAAAGACGATCGGAATGTCTGCTTCAAAGAGACGTTTCTTACCGTGGATGCGTTTTTCTTTCTCCCACTCTGCTTGTTTACGTGACGAAAACTTTTTGACAGGTGTGCCATAAAGTGATCGATGCTTACCTTTACTATCTTCATAGTATAAAACATAGTTAGTAGGATATTCTTCAAATACCCTTTCACCTGTAGGACTGCGTTCTACGACATGTATTCGTTCCGCAGACTTATCATGTATGGCATCGACATAACTCATAGTGTTATTATACTATAAAGTTGTTCTGATTGCAACCGATGAGTCTCAATTCCTGGGTGTTCTTTGTCCAAAGCATAATCCTTAAATGTTAATTTGATATGATCGATAAAATTTTGCATATCGATTAAGTCAGGTTTTGTTTCTTGTGCTATTTCTGGCACATTAAGAAACGAATAATTTTTTATATTTTTAGAGTTTAATATCATTTCTACATGTTGTATGGATAACCAATTATTCCAAAACTTTTGTTCTTCACTTGTCTCACCTAACATAACTTTATTGATTTCTATTCTATGATGAAGTTCTTTAGACTTTGATGTTATCTGAAAGCCTGCATCAATCTTATCAGTCATTAGGTAACTTTCATATCTATCAAAATATGAATATCCTATTACAACTAAATCATCTTGTTTAAACTCGGTTCGTAAAATATCTAGTAAAATTTGATAATTGCCAGAACCACATGCAGATAAATTTAAACACTCATAACCTAACTTTTCTGCTAATAGATTTGGCCAAGCAAGTTTACTTGGTGAATCACCAGGACGTCCATTTCCTATATAACAGTCAGGTAGACTGTGACCATATGTAAATGAACATCCAAACGTGACTAGCCTTGGCATTAAAGAGTTCTGCCAACAGTCTCCAAGATATCGTTCAGTTGTTCGTGGTCAGCATTCGTGTCCATTAGATTGCTTTTGTATGCAATTCTAATTGCTTTCTTAAGAATAGAAGGCTTGATTTCAAGTTCTTCTGCGATTGCTTTTACAGTATCAGTTAGACCGCCATTAAGTGTTTCGATCTCTTGCATTACTGCCATGCCTTCATTTACAAGTTGCTTCATTTTAGTAACTTGCTCTGGGTTAAAGTATTTTGCCGCCATTATTATCTCCTATGATTATGTAAATCTATGCATATAGTATACAGAATAATCTGTATATTGTCAAGGGTATATTTACCCGTTTCTGTCATCATCGTTTTGTTGGATGACTTTCTCTAATAGAGTGAGTGGTGCTCCCTCTACTTTAGAATAGTATAGTAATGCTTTTGTATCTTTGGGTAAACAGTGTCCACCGAATCCAAACATACCGTCTGGTCCTGGTACTTGCATATGACTGTCACCGACTCTTGGGTCTCGTTTTAGCATATCTGTGAATTGTTCCCATGATGTTTCAGCATCACTTGATTGGTGTAAATGAAATAACTCATTGAAGAATGATACTTTCATTGCTAACCAACTGTTAATTGTGTATTTGATTAGACTTGCTGATGTCAAGTCTGTTTTGAATGTGGGTACGATCTTAACTTTGCTATGATTAATATATGCTTGTTCTGCTTCTATGCAATCATGTAACTCTCCGCCTA